TGTCAGTGCCGGTGCATCGAGCTTCGCTGTGCCATACACGTAGAGGCCGCCACCGACTGATGTCAGTGCCTCGAGCTTCGCTGTGCCATCCACGTAGAGGTCGCCACCGACTGATGTCAGTGCAGGTGCATCGAGCTTCGCTGTGCCATACACGCGGAGGTCGCCAGAAATTTCTTCGGCTGCGCATTTCGCAGCATTAAATTTAATTTCTAGATTCGCTTCAATCTTTTTTGGAAGCGCATCTAGTTCGGTTTGTGTGTTAATTACGATAGTATTCATTTATTCCCTCGAAGCTGGTCCATAATGAATACTTTAGGGGCAATCTCTATTTTCTTTAAAGTAGAATAATTACATGGTATTGAAACAACTCCGATAATAAAAAAAATAATGGAAAGTACTCCACATATAACCGCTCTTTCGCCAAAAGATGAATCATCTGTGGCACTTAAAATAAAATTTATAAGTGAAAGTATTAAAAGCATAATCCCACAATATATGCCAAACTTAGCGTCCCAAGTAGCATAAGCTAGTATCTGTCTCACCACATCAGGGGCTTGGCCGACAACAAACTGCTTTGTATCTTTTAATGTTGATAATAAAAACTCTGTTAACTGTGCTGTTTGATCAGGTGTCATAGATATCTCCTAGAGCAATCTTCTAAAGAAGTTTACAGATAAATGCAATTAATTGTTTAATAAATGTTTAATTTATATATGGTGGGTTTTAACTCTAGATGGAAGACCTGCAATCTCTCTTTTGATATCTTCAAAAATTCCAGAAAATACCTCATCTATTGCATTAGAAAACGATTCTTCAAAAGCACCTGTTTTATTCATTAAAAAATAGTTAACATAACAGAATTAACTCAGCCACATCTAACACCTAGATTTGAATTTATTATTTATAAGAGATAAGAAGAAAAGCTGCAAGCAAGTGCGACCAAGACAAGCAGCCTGTCGGTTAAGACAACAGCAGTTAATTATTAAATGAAAAGAAAATCAAGATATATTTTTAACGCATCATTCATCCGCTGTGGTGAAGACGCAGGAGCGCCAAGAAGACTTAGGTTAAATTGGGTATTCCCTGAAGCAGCCATCTATATCAGTTGGTACGTATAGCTTAGTTTGGTCTAAGCCTTAGCCAACCGCGATCTCAGGTTGCTGGCTACTCGTGGTCGCTCGAGTTCTTGCAGGGCACTATTGCGAGTAGCGTTGTTCCCATGGTCCAGTCCTGTTAGTGTCCATCCCCTTATGGAGCCAGACGCTATCAACCTTTGTGTGATGTTTCCAGAAGACCTTCTGTCACCTATGCTAACTGGTTATTATTCCAGCGAGTGAGTTCTCCCCACCCTTGAAGCTTCTTTGTCGCCCGAACAGTCTTTGACTAGCTTCAAGTTAAGCCTCACAAAAAGGCTCCGTTGAGGATATTGTAATAACTTCTTAGCTGTGACAACAAAATAGTTCCGGTTAATTTCTTAATTAGTTATTACTGATAACAGTTCTCATTAACTAGATTCTATTTGATTTATTTCTCTTGTCTCATTATTCGAGAGAGCAACTTAGTTTTAACTTAACCAAAGGATATCTATGGAAGCATCTGTGCAAAGTTTAAGCATTAATGGAGTTGATTATGTGCCGAAATCATCGGTTCAAATAACTCAACCAAATGGCCCAACAAAGATCGTAGTTTTGCAGCGTGGCTGGGTTATGGTCGGTAAGCTTGAGAGAAATGGATCTGAGTGTAAGCTTCATAATGCCTCTGTCATTAGATCATGGGGCACAACTAAAGGTCTCGGTGAGATCGCCTCTGAAGGTCCTAAGTCATCAACAAAACTAGATCCTTGTGGAGGCGTTGTTGAGTTTGATTATTTAACAGTCGTCTGCGCGATTGCTTGTGAGGAATCAAAATGGGCGAAGTATCTCTAAAAAGAACAATTAATTTTGAAGAGTCCAAGGCCAGTTTTGGCGATGGGTATGGCGATGGCTATGGCGATGCCGATGGCTATGGCGATGGCAATGGCTATGGTTATGGCAATGGCGATGGCGATGGCGATGGCGATGGTGATGGTTATGGCAATGGCAATGGCTATGGTTATGGCAATGGCGATGGCGATGGCGATGGCAATGGCTATGGCAATGGCTATGGCGATGGCAATGGCGATGGCTGGTAATTATTCTAATAAAGGTGGTTTTATGTTTAAAAAGGCAGAGAAGAAGAAGGTTTATTTAAAGCTTGGTATTCAGGGCCCATCCGGTGGTGGAAAGACCTATGGCGCCTTATCGATGGCTACTGGTTTCGGTGGCAATATTGCCCTCATTGACACAGAGAGAGGATCTTCTAGCCTTTATGCTGATAAGTTCTCATTTGATATGGCCCACATGGAGCCACCATTTACGACAGAGGCTTATTTAGACGCTCTCAATGGGGCTGTGGCTAATAAATATGATTGGCTGATCATTGACTCCATCTCTCACGCTTGGGCAGGGCAGGGCGGTCTTTTAGAGCAAAAAGAAGCTATTGATGCCAGAGGTCGAGGAAACTCATATACCAACTGGGCAACGATCACTAAAAAGCAGAATCAGTTCATTGAAGCTCTTATGCAAGCGCCTATTAATATTATCTGCTGCTTTAGGTCCAAGACTGAATACATCATGCAGGATCAAAATGGGAAGCAGGTGCCCAAGAAGGTAGGACTTGCAGCAGTTCAACGAGATGGATTTGAATATGAACTAGATGTCCTCTTTGAACTAGCCCTTGATAACTCCTATGAGGCTGAGAAAGATCGAACAGGGCTCTTTAAAGGTCGTGTCGGTGGAAAACTCACTGAAAAGACAGGTCAAGTATTAAAAGACTGGCTTCATAACTCAAGCAATAACCCAATCCCAGACAAGGTTAAACCTTTGCCCTTTGATGCCAAAGACATGACCACTATTGATAATGTGGGACCCGTGCCTTTAGTTAAGAAGACAACTGATAATCATTCTCAATTAGTCGCTGACTTTTTAAAGAAGTAATATGCCATTTTTTAACATCAATGAACATTGGTCACATCATAACAACGCTGTTGTTTGCTCATTTAAATATTTTGATAGGCGCGGTGAGATTCTAGAGATGGATCTTGTCCTTCCAAAGATTAAAGGCACGCAAGTTCAAAAAGTAGAGCTTGTGATTCAACCATCGACATGGATGCTTGATGACGAATGTATCATCATCTGGAAAAAAGAATTCATGGGACAATTTGATTTTAAGGAGTTAACAACGTGAATGAACATCTAAGAGCTTACTGCACATCAATCTACTGCGATCCAAACCACACGCCGAAAGGTTTTCTTAAGGAGCATCAAAAGGGAGTCTACTGCTCTGATTGTGGTCACATCCTTTTATGGGTTAACAGAAAACATAAGCGGGCTCCGCATAGACTTTTCGCCGAGCATAAAAAGGCACTTGCCAAACGAGATAGATTCGCCTGATCATTCTTACATGTCTTCAATTTACGACAACTTAAGATCTATCGGCTATACCAATGCCGAGTCCGAAGGCTGGGAAGCTCAAGCAAGTCGAAGGGCTACGTTAAGAACTGCCTATTGCACTTCAAGAACTTGTTGCACCAGTTATTATCAAAAATGGAATCCTCAACGAGGACATATTGTCGAAGTAAAAAAACTCTCTGCTAAGGTCGAGAAGTCATCAGCCCAAGTCAAAGACAACCGCTGTCTTCAATGTGGACACGCCGTCATGTGGGTTCAAAAACACATATCAACCTAACGCGTTAATATGCAAATGAGAATCATTCTCAATGCTTTTTTCTTGAAATTGTAATCATTTCATCAAAAGATTGCTTCATATACATCAAGGAGCAGCAATGTCTTTTATTTCTTGGTTCAAAGATAGATTTAAGCCAAAGACATCCTTCGCCCCTCCCTTAGTCACCACTCCTCAACCACCGAAACAACCAACCTTCGCGCTTGCTGAGCTCACCAGAATCCCACGGACAGACGCTATCGTTAATGAACTCCTTACATACCTTCCAAGATATCAATATGTGGCGCGTATCACAAAAATCCCAGCCGTCATTATTGGCATCATTCATCACTTAGAGGCTGACTTTAATTTTAAAACATGCCTTCACAATGGCGATCCCCTTCCAGGCCCTACTACTCATGTGCCTAAAGGACGTGGTCCTTTTCATTCCTGGGAAGATGCTGCGATTGATGCTCTTAAGTATGGCGGCATGTTATCTCCTGTCGCACTCACAGCAGATCTTTGGCTTTATAAACTCGAAGAGTACAACGGCCTAGGCTACCGCAAGCATAATATCAACTCACCTTATATCTGGTCAGGCACTCAGTATTACACAAAAGGAAAGTATGCCTCTGATGGAAAGTTTGATGAAAGCTTAGTGAGCCAACAAATTGGCGCTGCTGCCATTCTAAAAGAGATTCAAAATAGAGGACTGCTTGATCTATCAGTTCCGCCGGATGTGGCATGAAATCAAAAGAAAAACCAATTGAGAATGCTATTCTTGAATATCTTAAATGGCTTGGAGTCTTTTGCTGGAAGAATCAATCAGTAGGTGTCTATGATCCAATCAAAAAGATCTATCGTAAATCCCACAATAAACACCATATTCTCGGTGTTAGCGATATTCTTGGCATTATTAATTCTAAGCCGCTGGCAATAGAAGTAAAATCCAATACAGGCAGGGCATCAATAGAACAAAAGATGTTTCTTGATCACTTTCGAGAACAAGGCGGCATTGGATTTATTGCCAGATCCGTTGATGATGTTAAGAGGAATCTCTCTCAGTTCTTTCCATCTGATGACAGATTCAAGCGAGCCCATCAATATATTCAACCTAATAAGATAACGGAGCAGTGATGCTAACGCCTGAAGAAATGAGATATAAACTCGCTGAAGCTAAAGCTTATATCACAGCTCTTGAGCATGAGAACAGTGAGCTGATGCAGAAGCTTCAACATTCAGTCCCACGTCTTGATTTTGACCAAGCCCTACTTCATGTCAGAGATAAAATAAAAGCGTTTCTTAAAGGATCAAATCCAAAAGCATTAGAACTTGCGCAGAAGTTTATTGAACAAGAGATAAAATCAACGAAGGAGCCTTATGCTAGACCTTGAGTTTGCTCATGCCTTAAACGAGCTGCTTCAACAATATCCGCCAAGGATTCATATTAAGATCATTCAAGAGATGCTGAACATGGAAACGAATGAGCAGAAACTTTATCACTTAAGACAATTCTTCTTCTTAAAACTCAGTGAGCAAAGATCAAGCTTATTATCACCACTCATGGAGAGAACAAAGCTTCTGGTAGGCAGGATGAATCAAAGGCTTGATGCATGACAGATCTAGAGAAGAAGTGGGATAAAATCTTAAAATCAGAAGGATTAACACTTAAACAAGGTGATCATAGAACAGTGAGATTTAAAAATAAAGACATCATCCTTAACTTCTTTCTATATCTAGACACACTGCTGACGCATCATCCTGGCATGGATAAGTTTGAATATAATGTGCTCACACAATACTCAAATGGACTATCACTGCTTCAAATTACAAAGAACTTAAGAGTCTCTAGAAATAGAGTAAATCGTGTGATAAAGAGATACCAGGGCATCATTCTAGCCATTCAAAATATAGAGCTAGCGATACAATCTCCACTATCTATGAGTCCCCAAAGTATCGGGACCAAGGATGAAAGTGGAAACGAGAGATCAATTTACAATCAGACCTCCAAAGGCAACGGATCTTAATTTCATCCTAGCCACCTTCTCTACTTCAATGAAGAAGGAATCATCCCTCGGTAAGTCCTGCTCACCGCAAATCTTTTATCCTAACTTCTCTAAGATCATTGATCATTTGCTTGATACAGCTAAAGTCCTCATTGCTGCCGATAACGACACTGACACTATCTTAGGCTATCTCATCTATGACGACGAGGCTGTCTACTTCACCTATGTCAAACAGGTCTACCGAAAGCTTCATATCGCTAAAGATCTCATCCAGTTTGCTCTACCTGGACAAAGCACATTTACTTATGCACTGCAAACCAGAGCCTCTAGAGACATCAGAGATAAATATCCAGAATTAAACCATAATCCATTCATCATCTTTAAAAAGGAAATCAAATGGCACGACCAAGTAGAAAAGTAGTCGACGGTATTGAGACAGAAACATTTCAAGCGCCTGAAGTGACCTCAGGACCAGTCGGCGGTAGAGTTCAAACAGATAAAATTTATGCCAAAACTGTGCAACTCGCCATCGGTGTTGATCTGTTGGGCTCTGCAATGAGTCTTAATGATCGACGAGGCAACGAGCTTGAAGTGACACCTCTTGGTATTAGAGCAGTAGGTCTTAAATCTAAACGCACAGTGTTAATTCCCTGGACTAACATCCGCGGAATTGAGCTTAAATAACTTAAAGTAAATTTAAATAAGATGGCGGCAAGAAAAGGCGAACCAAGATCACCAAAAGCTGGACGGAAAAAGGGGACACCAAACAAGTCCTCTATTCCTGCTCAAGAGCTTGCTGAAAAGCTTGGCATTAATCCATTTGAAATACTTTTGCGCTTTGCCGCTGGAGACTGGCAAGGCTTAGGCTATGAGAATGAATGCTACTTCGCAGAGAAGCCAGATGGCGCTGTAAAAATGGGTTATGTGATTAGTCCTGAAGCTAGAGCAAAAGCCTCAGCAGAAGCTACGAAGTATCTCATGCCTCAGCGTAAAGCTGTCGAGATTTCAACTGAAGGCGACAAAGGTTTTAAGATCATCGTTGAAGACTATTCAAGCAAGGATAAGAAGTGATCGAAATTAAGTTCTCACTTCAGCCTAAACAAAAAGTCTTCTTGCAAACAGTTGAAGATGTTCCTGTGACCTTTTACGGAGGAGCCAAGGGCGGCGGTAAATCTAAAGGTGTGAGAGACATCATGCTGCTTCGTCGTTTTAAATATCCAAAGACTCATGGTGGTTTGTTTCGCAGGACTTATAAAGAGCTTGAAGGAAATCATATCAGGCCCATTTTTAAAGAATATCCCATCCTTAAAGATTACTGGAATGAATCAAAGAAAATACTCACTCTCCCTAATGGCTCAACCTTAGAATTTTGTCATTGTGAGAATGAAAAAGATGTTGAACTTTACCAAGGGAGAGAATTTGAAGACCTCGCAATCGAAGAAGCCGGACAATGGACCGAACAAATGTTTAGAACCCTCTATGGTTCAAACAGAAGCTCAACACCAGGCTTTAAACCAAGGACGCTCCTCACTGGTAACCCTGGGGGAATTGGTCACGCCTGGCTTAAGAGAATCTTTATTGAAAAGCGTCTCAACTCGCGTGAACGACCAGAAGACTATGCCTTCGTCCAAGCCCTAGTTACTGATAACCAAGCACTCATTGAGAATGATCCGGCTTACATTCATAAACTAGATACAGAGCCTAATGAGGCACTCCGTAAGGCTTACCGCTATGGCGATTGGGATATCTTTGCTGGCCAATATTTCTCTGAAATTAGGAGAGAGATTCATTTCATTCAGTCATTTCCCATTCCTCATCATTGGACCAGATTTGGTGCCTACGATTTCGGTTTTACGCATCCAGCAGCATTTGGATGGTTCGCGGTTGATGAAGACGGTAATGTGTACCTATACCGTGAACTCGTTAAATCTGGGCTCCGTATTGACCAATTTGCTGCAGAACTCAACAAGTATGAAGACACCAAACTCTTAAACCCTATCGTTGCTGGTTGGGACTGCTGGGCTCATAAGCAAGTCATCTCTGAAAAGATGGCTCCAACGATTGCTGAAGAGTTCTCGAATCACGGAATTGATCTCACTAAAGCCACAATTGATCGACTTCAAGGGGCTACGAACTTAAGAAACTACTTAGCTTGGAATGATAAACCTAATAAGAAGCCAAAGCTCTTCATCATGGACGCTTGTCCAATCGCCTTTGACTGTTTGACTCGTATGCAAGTCGATATGGATAGACCAGAAGATGTGCTGAAACAAGACTCTACCGATGGTGATGTGATGTCAGGAGATGACTCTTACGACATGATTCGCTACGGCCTGATGTCTAGACCACTCGCCGCTGAGGTCCCGAAAGAAGTTTACATTCGTGGAACCAGTCAATGGGCGAAGGCTCAAGTAGACCGCATGGAAGAATCAATTAATGATCAAGCACAAAAGCAGATTGCTGAAGAGATGATGATGGACTCATTTAACATCATGGCTTCAGAAGAAGATCCACTCACTTATTTTTTACATAAGAGGAATCAATGAATAAAGAAAAGCTTAAAGAAGCTCTGGAGTTTGCCAGAGAAAATGATCTCGCCTGGATTGAGATTGATGGAATCAAGATGGACGTTCCAAAAGCCATGCTTCCAGCATCTACAGAGGCTGATGAAAAGGCATTAAAGGCTTTTTATAACCCTGAGCCGGAATACACAGACGAAGAGATCCTTTACTACGCAACTCCTTACTTTGAGGAGCTAAGAGCTAAGAAACAAGAACAATTAGAGAATCAAAAAACTGACAAAGATTTGAGAGAATAATTTATGGCAAAGAAGATCAAAGTAGAACGAAGCACGATGACACGAATGGTTGATGGAAAAGTGGTGAGAGAACCTCAAGAAGACTTATCAGGTCCTAAGAAATATTTCTGGTGGAAACGATTTGACGCTGAAGATGATTCTCAAGACGATGTGATGGCTCATGAGATCGCCTCAACGATTAGATTCATGACAGACAACTTTAACCAGAGATTAAATCAATTAACTGTCTCGACAAGGCTTTATGGAAACTCATCTCCTTACAATACTCTTGGTGCATCTTTCACACGCGCAAGCAACGCGGTGCCTAGTCCTTCTGGTTCTCGGATTAGCTTTAACTTATGTGCATCTGTCATTGATACAGTTACTGCTCAGGTTGCCAAAAACAAAGTTGTTCCTACGTTTATTACGAGCGGCGCTAAGTGGGGATTACAGAAAAAGGCTGAAGCGTTAAGTAAATTCGCTGAAGGTCTCTTCTATGAACAAGATGCTCACAATAAAGTCACTTATCAGGCCAGAGATGCTGCTGTCTGGGGTGATGGATATATCTATGTGTATAGAAACAAAGAAGATCGAGTCTGTTATAAAAGGATTTTGCCTCATGAGCTTACTTGGGACTTGATTGAATCACTCTCTGGATCTGTGAGACAGTTACACCGAGTCTATATTGAAGATCGAGGCATATTAATCTCAGAATATCCAGATCAAGAGGCATTAATTAACACATGTAATCCTGCAAGTTATCAAGACATTGGAGGAGCTGGAACAGCAGCAGATCTCATCATCATCTCTGAGAGCTGGCATCTGCCATCAAATAAAGATGCTAAAGATGGAGTCTATGTAAAGAGCTTGTATGACATGGGGAAAGTGTTAGCGAAGAAGGAATATAAATATGACTACTTTCCTTTCGAGGACTTGCAATATTCTAAACGCTTAGTTGGTATTGATGGACAAGGTGCGTGTGAGAGATTGATGAACCTTCAAGGTGAGATTAATCGCTTGATGATCCTTGATCAAAAGTCTCGTTGGATGAGTGCATCGTTTAAGATTCTGTCACACATTTCTGATAAGATTCCACAACAGCATTTTAACAATGAAGTAGGACCCATCATTAAGTGGGCTGGTAGTGTGCCACCTCAGTACATCACTCCAAGTCCTATTGATCCATCAAACGAAATCAAGATCGATTCACTTATTGCTAAGGGTTATCAGCAAGAAGGCGTGTCACAGCTTGCAGCTTCTAACGTGAAACCGATGGGGATTAATAGCGGTACTGCACTTAGAACTTACGACACAATCGCAGAAGATAGACAGCTCTTCTTTGGTCAACGAGTCGAAGGTGCGTCGCTTGGTCTAATTAAGAAGTCGATTGATTTGACGAAAGAAATCTATGCTGAAAAAGGAACTTACAAGGTTCAGTATGCAAGTAATAACTTCTTAGAAGAGATTGACTGGAAAGATATTAACCTTTCAATGGAAGAGTATTGGTTAAAAGCTTTTCCAACGAGTGAGTTACCAGAAGAACCAGCAGCAAAGCTTCAGACTGTTCAAGAATACGCTCAGGCTGGATTCATCACTCCTCGAGCTGCAAGACGACTGCTTCGTATGCCAGATGTTGAGATGGCAGATATGCTAGCTGATGCGGCTGAAGATCTGATCTGTAAATCTATTGAGAGTGTTATCTATGACGGCGAGGAAGTTGTGCCAGATGGTGAGTGGGACTTAGTTCTGTGTCAGGATTATTGTCTTAAGTATTTAAACTATGCGAAAGTGAATGGATGTCCTGAGAAGCTCATTTCAAAGCTTCGAGACTTTAAAGCTCAAGTGGATGATCTGTTAGGGTTAACCACTCCTCCTCAGCCTCCTCAAGGCTCGCCAACTCCTCAAGCTAATCCACAAGCTACGCCAACAAGTGATTTAATCCCTAATGTTCCAGCATCAGCAGGAGTTCAATAATGGAAACAATTAACGGCGGCATTCCAGTTGTTAGAAAATACAAAGATAAGAAGCACACCAAGCTTTTATATATGACTTATGTCTTAAGTTTTCCCGATGGTGACCAATGGGTGAAGCAACAAGCTTTTTCAGCTCATGATCTCTCATTTGAGCTTAATAAAATCAGACAAGAGCATAAAAACACGCTGACAGATAGCTCATGGAGAAATCGCACTGAGGCTTTATGGAAAACAGGCGAGTGTTGGTGGAAGGATGAGGCAGGAGTCGAGCATCTCATCATCATTGAAGAGAATAAGCGAAAGAATATGAAGTGGGGCGTCTCCAAAGACGGTTACATGGATCTAAAAACAGGATTAACAGAAGAACAAATGAATGAACTATCTAAAGGGGTTAAGTCATGAGCAGAGAAGCCGCATATCAGAAGTTTGTAGGGACACCAGCGCCACCGAAGTCAACATCAATGCCGTCGCTGACACCTCAACCTCCAGCAGTTGTTGATGCAGCCTTAGCCGCGGTTACAACGAGTGAGACCGCGCCAAAGACAGAGCTTGATTCATCACGGCTTGCTATTCTCGCTAAAAAAGAAGCAGCTTTACAAAAAGAGCGTGAAGCTTTTAAGCGTGAACGTGATGAATGGATCAGTAAAGATAAGAGTGAGGCTGATAAAGTCTTAGCAAAGGCTAAAGAATTTAATGAGCTATCGCAAAAAGATAAGATTGCGGCTTTAAAAATGATTGGCTGGACTGAGACCGACATCTTTAATGCGATGGCTGGGGCAGAAAAGACTGAGCCAACCGCTGAAGAGATTGCCTCTCGGGTAGCAGATGAGAAGCTTCAAGCATATAAAGATGAACAAGCAAAGCTTGCCTCAGAGAACGAGAAGACCTCAAACAATAAACTCATCGAGAATCTTAAAACTGATATCGCTTCAGGCATTAAAGCTAAGCCAGATGATTTTGAGCTTTGTGCTTTTGAAGGAAAAGCCGCTGAAGCTCAGGCTTATGAGTTCATGGTCGAGATCTTAAAAGATTCAGGGGAGCTGATCTCTGTTGATGAAGCACTCGCTATGACTGAATCATTATATGAAGAGCGCGCTAAATCCTTACAGAAACTTAAAAAGCTTCAACCTAAAGTCGAGGAAGAAATGCCTCCTCCTTCAGCAGAACGTCGAGGCAGAGTTCCTGTTTCCAATACTCCAATTGAAGCAAAGAAACCTGTTGGGATGATTCCACCAGCTCCGACCACTCACCGAGAGTCTAGGTCTGAGAAAAGAGAACGACTTGTTCAGGCTATTTTAACTGGAGGTCTTGGTAGGTAACGATACAATATACATATAAGTAAGAGCAGTCTATTCAGACATTCTTAAAGCCCATTAGATATAGGGCACAACGACATTGCTTGAAATTAATTAAATTTATTCTCAAGGAGTTATTGTGTCTAATATTACGCAAGCCTCAGTTCCTGGTATTTTAAAGGAACTATATGATGGGCAGAAAACAAACTGGCTGACTTATAAAGACAACCCACTTTTGGCAATGATGAGCAAGGAAACTAAGTTTCCTGGTAAATACTTTCCAAATCCAGTTGTCTACTCACTGTCTTCTGGTGGTGGTTCTGCTACTTTCGCAAGCGCCTATGCCAATCAATCATCCCCTCTTGTTGCTGAGTTCTTAGTGACTCGCGTCGCTGACTTCTCTTTGGCAACTATCGATGGACAATTGTTAGCTGCTGCTCAATCAGATCCAGGCGCTTTCATTGATGGTTCTGAGTTGATGATCGATGCTGCATGGCAAGTTGCTGTGAATCGTATCGCTTCAGCAATGTTTAGAAATGGTGCTGGTACTATTGCTCAGATCGCATCTGTTGCAAACGTGTCTGGTACTACTTACCTAGTCACTCTTGCTAATCCAGATGACATGGTTCAAATTGAACAAAGCCAAGTGTTGCTGGCTGTTCAGAACTATGATGGTTCAGGCACTGCTCCAACAGATACCGCTGTTGTATCAGGAACTTTGGATCGTAACGCTGGAACATTTCAAGTTGTTTCTGCAACGGATATCGCCTCTAACTGGCCAGCTAACTACTACTTGGCTGTTCAAGGTGACTTACCAACAACTTCAAATAACAACTTTCAGCCTACTGGTTCAACTTCAACGAATAAACTGTTGAAGCTTGCTGGTCTTCAAGCATGGCTTCCACAAGCTGCGCCATCTGGTTCAGATTCATTCTTCGGTGTGAATCGTTCACAAGACGTTCAGCGTTTAAGTGGTGTGTTCTTTGATGGTTCTGCTCTTTCAATGGAAGAAGCAATGCTCCAAGGGACTGGACGAATCGCTATGCAAGGCGGTCGTGTTGACACAGGCGTTTGCTCTTATGCAACTTACACAGCAATCATCACTTCATTGGGATCGAAAGTTGTTTATGTTGATGAGAAGGTTGGAGAGATTGGCTTCCGTGGAGTGCAAGTCAATGGTGCTAATACCACTATGGCTGTATTTCCTGACCGTTCATGTCCAGATGGCGTGATCTTCTGCTTGGAAATGGAAGACTGGGTTCTTCGTTCACAAAATGAAGCTCCACACATCCTTAAATACATGGATGAAATCGAAATCCTTCGTGTTCCAGGTGTTGACGCTGCAGAATTGCGCGTTGGTGGTTACATGAATATGTACCCTAAACATCCAGGACATAACGGCTCTATCGCTGTCCAGCTCCAGGAGTTCTAGTAATTAAATTATGACGGCTCCTTGAGGCTTAAAATGCCACCTGGAGCTGATCTTTCGTGAACGGTCGGGGGACTAAGAGACGAAAACAATTCCTAACCTAAGGGGTTAAAAATGGCTAACAGACGTTACAATCAGTTTTTCAATACGCTTCATACAAAACCAATCTTGATCGATTGCAACTTTGTTGTCGATGCAACCAATGGCGCTGGAGTTACTGGCCTTAAAGGCCCAGGTATTCAAGCAATATATATGCATACCTCAACAACTCCTGTTGCTGGAAATCCAAATCCTCCTGCTGGTTACATTCTTGCTCAACTGCAAGACTCGTATAACCTTTATTATAGTGGTGGATGGCAGGCCGTGGCTCCTTTAGCTGGATCTGCTCTGACCTCAACCACTTCTGGCGATGTTTACGTCATTAATGCTCTTGGGACGACAACTCTTGCTCAATGGCAAGCAGCGGGCCTTCCTGTTGGCGTTGTTCCCGCGGTGGGTGTTCCTTTTGTTGCGATTGCAACAGGCGCTATCGGAGGCACTGGATCTGTGAAAGTTCCTGGAGTGACTGGGATTGGATCTATCGAAGTGATCGGAACTCCAAACGAGACGATTGTTTCCTCTACTGGAAGCAAAGCTCAGATCTTGGGAGTTCAGAGCGGAGCTTATATGATGTTCCAAATCTTAGGCCCAACAAGCTCTTCTGACACAACTCCAATCCCTGTGGCTCCGACTGCTGGATCGGTGATTCACTTGGAGTTTTACTTCTCAGGATCAAGAATTACAGTTCAAGGGGAATAATCATGATCATGTTTGATAAAAAAAGAGCGATGCAAACGATTATGCAAAAGCGTGGAGCAAACGGGGGGCCAATGACAATGGCTCCTTCTCCTATGAAGCCAGAGATTGTGAAAGATGAGGACGGGATGCCTGACGGTAAGCATCTCGCTGCTCAAGACATGATCTCTGCTTTTCACGAGAAGTCTGCTGATAAGCTCATGCAAGCCTTGTCGAACTTTATGGATATTCATTCAGTTGCAGACACAAAAGAAGATCCTAGAGACGGCGAAAAAGTTTAAAGGAGGTGTCGTTTGGCAATTCCTATAACTCCAACGAACTTTAATGTCCAAACAGGACAGGTTAGTAATTATCTCTCTTGGGATCAGATCTCAGATGCTACGACTTATTTTGTTCAACGCTCTCTCGATGGCATTACGTTCTCAACTGTTGCAACACTCACTGGCACACCACTTCATAATTATTATCTAGATGACACTTACGATGCGACGACAAACCCGACAGGCGTTGTCTCTGCCACAAAGTATTATTATCAAGTTGCTGCCTCAAATGTGAGTGGCACAAGTGCTTATACAGCCGCACAGAATATTGTTCCTGCTCCGATTGGACAGAACTCTCTTCAGTGGATCAGGCTCATGGCGACACTTCGAGCTGATCTTGCCAATTCTCAGTTCATTTCTTTACCTGAATGGAACTCTTATATCTCAAACTCATACAAGGACTTGTATAACTTCCTCATTCAGCACTTTGAAGATGAGTATTACTCGTCATCTACTTATACAATTACGACTGATGGATCATCACAGCTCTATCCTTTACCTGCTGACTTTTATAAAGCCACACTGGTTGAAGTAGCTTTGAATCCTTCAGATGTTAACTCTTGGGTGACGCTGAGGCGGTATAACAAGATTCAACAGAACTTATGGAACTTTCCAAATGTTTACACGTTCTACGGCATCACAAATATTCGTTACCGATTCACTGGCAATTATTTAGAACTTGTTCCACAGACTCAAGGCGGACAGACAATTCGGATCTGGTACGCGCCACGACCAAAAGTGCTTATGGCTGATACTGATATTCTTGATGGGATTTCTGGTTATGAAGATTATGTGATCTTAAGCGCTGCAAGAAAAGCGATGCTGAAGCAAGAACAAGATGTTTCAGAAATTGATGTTGAGATTCAATTTATTAAACAAAACTTAGAAGAAGCGGCAACGAATAGAGACATTTCAGAACCTGCAACTGTGTCAGATTCACGAATGAGGAATTTCTCATGGGGAGATTCTGATGGTTACGGTGGTAACTCGGGTCTAGGGTGGTAGCAAGTGGTTTCAATTCCAAAGATGCAGACCGAGAGTCGAGAGATCAATCAGCTTCAGCAGTTTATTGCTCAAGCTTTAAATCCGATTCTAACCAACCCTCAGACTCAAGGAACGCTGACCACGAAGGTGCAGCTATTAATTGGATCAAATGTTGTAAACCATGGATTGGGAAAGCCGCTCCAAGGATGGAGCATCGTTAGAAAAAGAAGTGCAGCAGGGATTTACGACAATCAGGACTCAAATCCTAATCCGTCTCTCACGCTGATTCTCGTTAGTGATGCTGTTGTTTCGATTGATCTTTACTGTTTTTAAATTGGAGTCACATGGCCTTACAACCTCAGAATGTTCCAATCTCATTCTCTCTAGGTCTAGATACTAAGACCGATGATAAGCAGGTCATCCCTGGCAAGATGCTTACCTTAAATAATGCAAGCTTTAGCACTTTAAAAGAGATCAAAAAGCGTGATGGCACAACTGCAATTCCAGCCTCCATCTTAGGTGGTGGATCAATCTCTAAAGGCGTTGGCGTCTCAAATTATCAAAATGAGCTTGTAGCTCTTGATGGAACTAATCTTTATAGTTACTCGAAAGATCTTGGTGAGCAGATTAACCGCGGTCCCATGGTGCCTGTTGATTTGTCTGTCACGTCTGTGATTAGAAACTCAGGTAGCCAGAATCTTCCAAGTCTTGCTTATGACTCAGTCACTGGACTTAAATGTTATACATGGTCTGACTCAACGGGTGGAATTAGATACTCGGTTGTTGATTCGACAACTGGATCAGTCATTGTTAATAACGCTTTGATTGACTCCGGAGCACCACTTGCCAGAACTCTTATTATCGGAAACTATTTTATCATTTCCTACTGGCAAAGTTCTGGAACAAAACTTGTATATCGTGCAATTTCAACCGCGACTCCAACAACTTTGGGCGCTGAAGTAACGATTGCAACGACCACCTTTCAAAACTTCAATGCTGCTTTAATTAATGGCTCTATTTACTTTGCCTATAAATCAGCGATCTCACACATTTCATTGAAATCTCTAAGCTCTGGTTTAGTTTTATCAAGTGCTTATGATGTGACTGTTGCTGGCACTGTTAATAATATTACTTTGTGTGGTGATGGCTCTGGCAATGTTTGGGTGTTTTATTCAACACTTCTCAGCGCTGGAACAACGAATGGGTTTATTGTTGACGGAGCCTTAACAACAGTTCTTTTAGCTCACACAGCCATTGATTCATCTTATGGATTCTTTACGCTGACGGCCTCAGTGAGTGGAACAACGGCAACAATCTATTACGAAGCCCTTGCTGCTGATGCGACAAACTCAGGCAATGACACCTCCCACATGATTAAAAAGAACACTCTGACACTCACTGGAACTGTTGGCACAGCATCGATTGTCATGCGAGGAGTGGGACTTGCAAGTAAGCTATTTACTTACAATAGCGTCACCTATTTTCTCGTCGTCTATGCTGGAGAATATTTACTAAATAAAATATCAACAAGTTCTAGCGATACAGTTTTGACATCTCAAGAGCCCACATATTTTCTGATTAATGGTTCTGGACAAATCATAATGAAACTAGCGCCGCTCAACGCTGGACAATATTATCTTTACGGAGTCCTGCCAGAGGTGACAGCAATTTCAGCAACGAAGTTTGCATTTCCTTATCTCTTTCAAGATGATGTTTCATCTCAAAATGGAAACATCTTCTTTAATACTGGAGTGCTTGAAGCAGCGATTGATTTTAATGTTTCTCACGCTCCTTCAAAGTTAAACATTGCCAATAATCTTCTCTTAGCAAGTGGTCAATGCTGGGCTTATGATGGGGCTAATATTGTTGAGCAGGGTTTTCACATTTATCCAGAGAATTTGTCTCAGACGTTTTACACAAGTGCTGGTGGGATTGGCTCAAGCCTTAACACGGGAACAACTCTTAATCAGATTCAATACATTGCACTTTATGAATGGGTGGATAACCAAGGACAATTAAATCGTTCAGCTCCAAGCCCTGCTTTAACAGTTCAGTTGCCAGCAGCTTCATCTCTGAGTGCTGTCACATTTACAGGCACGACAACAATTAATACAAACGTGATTTCATCAGTGACAGTCGGTGCGTGGTCTAATTATTTTGTTGGACAGATCTTTACAGATACGACTAATGCCTCCACTTTTCCAGCAGGAACTTACATCACAAGCATTTCACAAGCGACCTCAACGACAGGAACAATCACAGTTAATAATATTGCAACTGCAAGTCATGCAGGCGATACGTTCTCAACAAAAGATGTTTGCTCGGTGCTAGTTAATATTCCTTGCCTAAGACAAACCGCAAAATCTGATGTGTCTGTCGTTCTTTACCGAACGCAAAACAATCAAACTATTTTCTATAGAGTTTCAAGCCTAACAAGCCTTACATACAATGATCCAACATCTGACTTTGTTGCCATCACTGACACACTTCCCGATGAGGCGATTGTCGGTAATGAGCAGCTTTACACAACAGGCGGTGAGGTCGACAACATCTCTCCTCCTGCCATTTCAGCCTTAGTTTCATTTAAGAACAGGGCTCTTTACTTATCGCCTGAGAATCCCTTTCAGTTTGGATATTCTAAACAGGCTTTACCTGGAGTCCCTGTTGAGTTTAGTTCTTTGTTGTTTAATCAGAATGTCGATCAGAAGATAGGCAGGCTTAGTGCGATTGGAACGATGGACGACAAGATTATTATCTTTGGTCCAACGAATAAATTCTATGTTGTCGGTGATGGTCCAAGCCCTAATGGGTTGAATGATGACTTCACTGAAGCAATTAGGATTGCTGGAACCACAGGATGCACGAATCAAGCGTCTATCTTAGAGCTTCCGATAGGTCTTGTTTATCAAGATCCTTTAAAGGGAATCTGGTTATTAGATCGGTCATTTCAGGAAAGATACATCGGCGCAGATGTGAGAGAATTTAACTCTTATCAAGTAACCTCTGCTCAATTATTTGAGAACTCAAATAGAGCAATCTTTACTTTAAGTAATGGGACTAACCTGGTTTATGACTATTATGTGAACCAATGGGAAACTGATATTTATGCCTCAGGTGCTGTTGATTCATGCATCTTTGAGAATGATCTCATTTACATTCAATCGGATGGATTAGAGTTTGAACAAACTCCTGGGGTGTTTACCGATAACGGCTCACTGATTCCACTTGGATTTAAAACAGGTTGGTTAAGCTTTGCAGGGATTGAAGGATTTCAGAGAGTCTGGGAGCTTCAGATCTTAGGCAGTTACAAGTCACCACACACTTTAAATATTAATATCTACGTCGATTTCTCAACAACAATTGCTGAAACAATAGTCATTCCAGTTCTAACAGATCCAGGGCTTTACTCTTTTCGAGTGAATTTGAAAGTACAGAAATGTCAGTCCATGCAGATTGAGCTTACTGAAACTCAGTCAGGCACTATCGGAGAAGGATTCTCCTTGTCATCAATGGCTTTTCGAGTTGGAGTGAAGGCCGGACTTTACAACAATTTACCAGCGGAGAAATCATTCTAATGGATGTGAGAGACTATTATCCAGACGATTACCACATGATCTCCAAATGGTGTTCATTGAGATATGTTCCGGTGCCTCCTGTTTGGTCTTTTCCTCCAACGGGAGTCATTGTTCCAGATGTCGCCTGTGGGTTTTTATTAAAGATGAACAATCAATGTGCCATCATGGATTTCTTTATCTCTAATCCAGAGGCTAGCAAAGAAGACAGAGCAGACGCTTTTGATTTAATCGTTGAGGACTTAGAACTATCGGCCAAAGAGGCTGGAATTAAAATGCTGTTAGCGAATAGCAATATTGCGGCCATTCAAGAGATGGCACAGAAGCACAACTATAGTTTCGCTGGAAACTTTGTGCATTTCATGAAGGAGTTATAATGGGAGATGTATTTTCTGGAATCGGCAACGCTGTCGGATCTTTGGGTGGAATAACAAATGGGATTGCTAAAGGATTTACTCCTCAGAATGAGTATCAAGCTAATAATCCTATGGATATTGGATCTCTCAATAACCAGATTTCACAATCTCAACAAGGTCTTGGCGGAGTGCAAAATAATCAAAACGCTCTTGCTCAAGCGTTACTTGCTCAGTCTCAAGGACAAGGCCCTAATCCTGCTCAAGCGATGCTGAATCAAGCAACGAATCAGAATATTCAACAAAACACGGGAATGATTGCCTCACAAAAAGGAATTAATCCAGCGTTAGCGATTAGACAAGCTTCTCAAAATGCTCAGGCAGCAAACCAGCAGGCGGCTGGACAAGGGGCAATCCTTGGAGCGCAACAACAGCTCGGAGCGCAACAACAACTCGGAAATCTCTACGGCCAGCAAGCTAATGAGAATCTTCAGAACATTTCAACAAGCGGTCAGCTAGCTAATCAATCGTCTCTTGGATCTCAGGGAATTAATGCTGGGACTTCTGCGCAAAATGCAGCGGCAACTCAGAACACAGCAAGCGGTTTATTGAATAGCTTAGGTGGATTAGCTGGAGGAAAAGCTCACGGCGGCTTTATTGAAAAACTTAGCTCTGGGGGCGCTGTCGCTGGTCAACCATTTAAGTCTGGAAACTTTGGACAATCAAACTCAAGTGCCAATATCGCAAACCAGATGCTGCAAAACGCTGGCGTTAGTGTTTATGGGAACGGAATGACTCCGATTAAGATTGGTGGAAATAGTCCAACGTCTTCTATCTCTCCTTCAATGGCTGGTGGTCCTATGGATGCGGGCGGAGCTGGCGGCGCTGACGCTGCTGGAGGAGCTGGTGGATTAGATGCATTGAGCGGAGCGGTAAGTGAGGCTGGTCCTGCTGTTGCTTTGGCTTATAAAGGTGGTCCCATTCCAAGTCATCTGCACTTAGCTGCAAAGATTTATCATCCTCAAGCTTTTGAGCAAAAAGGAACAACACAATTAAAGTCTGACGGCGGTAAAGTTCCTGGCAAAGCAAAAGTCAAAGGAGACTCACCTGTTAACGACACTGTGAAGACGATGTTGTCTCCTGGAGAATTAGTAATTCCAAGATCAATCATGGAATCAAAAGATCCAGCTCAAGCAGCGGCTGACTTTGTGGCATCAAAACTAAAAGAGAAACAGGCTGATAGCAAAAACCCTCAAGGTGACTTTAAAGACGCTTTGAAAAAAGCAATCTCTTCTAGGAAGGGAGCATAGATGGAATTAAAAGACTTTAAAATTAAATCTGAATCTGAAGACTCTTATCATGTCGAGCATCCAAGCGGTAGATCTTTTACTTTTATGAAAAGCAGTATGTCTCCTAAGGCGTTGGCGATGGTTCAGAAGCTTTCCAAAGGTGGTGAAGTTCAGCATTTCGATAATGGCGGGGATGTTCAAACTCCTGACTCATTAAAGCCAACTGATAACAGTTCTCAACAACAAGCAACTCCTTCAGTGAATATCAATGTTGGAGATCCTAACAATGTGCCTGAAAGTAAGGCACCACAGGCTCCTGAAGATTCAGGTCCAAGCTTATTTGAACAAGGTGTAAACACTGTTTTACAACACGCAGGACTTCCTCCAGCTCAGGCCATCGGACAAGCTGTTAGCTCCATTGGCAATGCTGCTGTTACCTCAGGTATTATTGATCCATCTGGACAAGGTGGTAAAGGCGCAGCTCCTCAACAAGCTCCACAGGCCGCTCCTCCGGAGCAACAATCTCAGCAAGCTGCTGCAGCGAATCCTCAATCATCACAACCGGCAAATCCACTAGACCAATTTGGTCAAAGTCAAAACTCTTTATTTGATAAAGAGCAGCAGCAACTTCAAGGATTATCTAAAAACATAGATCAATCTAGTCTGCAAGCACAGCAGGCTTATCAAGATTTTATTAATAAGCAGTCGCAAATGAAAACGCCGGAGCAGATTGCTGATGAATATAAACAAAAAGACGATGCTTTTGCCAAGCAGTTTGCAAATTCTCAGATTGATCCAAACAGATATTTTAAAAATCAAAGCACTGGATCTAAAATTTTATCATCAATAGGAATCATCTTAAGCGGCCTTGGTGCTGGCGCACATGGAACTAATATGGCAATGGAAAATATTAATCGCGCCGTTGCTAATGATATTGAAGCGCAGAAAAATGACCAATCAAAAGCCATGAATCTTTGGAGAATGAACAGAGAGAATATGCAAAGCGATATGCAAGCAAATATTGCAACACAGAATCAGCTTTTAACGGGCGTACAAGCAAAGATGGCTATGTCTGCTGGAAATATTCAAAATACACAGGCAAGAATGAATCTTCAACAAGCAATCAATGATATTGAGCAAAAGAAAATAAATAATCGTATGCTTCTGTCTTCTGGTGGCTCTGGACCATCCGGTGGTCTTAGTTCTGGAGCAGTTAATTATAACAAGTTCAATGCTATGCAAAGAGCTGGGATTATGAATCCTGCTGATGTAACAGCGGCGACTAAAGAAGCTAATGATGTCGAAGCAGTTAGAGCTTTAAGAAGTGAGTATGTTGACTCATTTAAGAAATTGTCTAGCATGACTGCTGCAGGAGCATTAAGTCCTAATCAAAGGGAAGGCTTGATTAATGCTTTAGCTGCAAAAATTGCAAAACAATCGGCTGGAAGATTTAATCTTGAAGAGTCTCAACAGATTGTTAAAGGGATGTTTCCATCTAAAACAGATGTTGGTCAGGACACAACAAATATCAAATTCAACAAAGGTCTTGGTTATTTCAATGCTGAAGAGGCAGGAGCTTCAACGCTTAAAAGATATGGTTTATTAAACCCTGCTCCAGCGGCAAGTTTATCTCAAGAGGGTGCTACTGGAACATATCAAGGTAAACCTGTCATCATGAGAAATGGACAATGGGTGTATAGATAATGGATGCTATTCCTGCAAACGAAGTTCAACTAGATCCACAACCGGCGGCGGCGTCACCTCCTGCTCAACCCACGCAGGCGGATGTTATTCCAGATAATGCCGTTGAGCTTGACTCGGATAAATACGGAAGTCTTGGTCAACAAGCGATTGCCGGTCTTGAAGGCGCTGCTCGTGGTTTAACTCTAGGGGCTAGTGACGTTGCTGAAAGAGGCTTAGGAATAAGCACTCCTGAAGCCATGCGTGGTCGTATGCAAGCAAACCCTGTGACCTCAACTGTTGGCACTATGCTTGGCGGCGCTGGCCTTGTTGGTCTCACTGGAGGCATTGCCGCTCCTGAAGAAGCTGGGCTTGCCGGAACGCTTGCGGCGACTGGAGCAGAAGGTGCTATCTTCGGAGCCGGTAACGCTGTCTCTGATGCGGCTCTTGGCGATGGCAACCTAAACGCTCAACATATCCTAGCAGATGTTGGCATGGGTGCGGCTCTTGGAGTTGGCGCTGGGGCTTTAGGACAAGGACTTAAAGGAATCGCTGGTAAGTTTGGAAACATCAAAGGATCTATTGCTGAAGGTCTTGCAGGAGATGCGGCATCTGCTAATCAAGAAGCAAAGACTGCTGAGGCGGTAGCTCAAGAAGCAGGGCTTAAAGAAAATGCTCCTGAGATTTTAAAAGCAGCTCAGGCAATCGGCGCTCCGACCACAGAGGCTAGTTTTTCTTCTGATCCTTACGTGCAAAAGCTAACAGATTCTCTTGTGAACGGTGCTCCGACTTATGCGGGCGAAGCAAAAAAGGCTGTTTATGATGCTGGTTTTCAAGCTGTCAAAGATGCCACCGAAAGCACTTTACCAGATGCTGAACTTAGCAAGGCACAATTAGGGAGCACACTTCAAGGATCTTTGTCGGCAAAAATTGCAGATCAAGCAAAACCTTTTGATGAACTCTATTCCGCAATTAAAGATGTGGCGCAGACAATTCCTTTAAAAGAAAGCTCAGCTCCCGCAATTGCTCGAAACATAGAAGAATTTGTCAGCGATCCATCCATTGGTAAACATTCTCCCGCTGCAAAACTAGCATCTCAAATTGCTGATGAAATCGGTGATCTTAAGACTGTTGATGATCTCAGAGGCTATCAATCTGGACTGAATAGTAGGATTTCTGGAGCCTCTTCGTCTCCTGCTGAAAAAAGAATCATTGGCATCGTTAGAGACAAGCTTGATCAATGGGAGCAAAGAACAATTAAAAACTATGCTTCTGATTTTGCATCAAAAGTAGATATGACAAATCCAGAAGAAGCCTCTATCTGGGGACCAAAAGTTGAACAGCTTCAATCTCTCGTTAAAAACATTGACGCCGCTGATGCCCAATATACTCCTTTTAGAAAAAACCTCACTGAATTGTCTGAATGGCTTGGGAAAGGCAAAGTAGGCGGCGCAAAAGACGCCATTGATTTTATCACTAATCGTTTAGAACCTGAGGATGTGGCTAATAGATTAGGCCAAAAGAAATATGCTGGGATGTACTCCTTCTTAGAGAAGAACTTTCCTGAGGAAGCTGCTGTTATAAAAGAATATCAGAAATCAGCACTTCGCGAAGCCGCAATGAAAGAAGGAGAATTTAGTCCAAGGAAATTCTTTACGGCCTTTAATAAAATGGAGCCAGAGATCCAAAAAGCAATCTTTGCTCCTGATGAACTTCAGAAACTTCAACATGCAGAAACCTTCTTAAATCATGGTTTGCCTAAAAACTTTAATCCTTCTGGAACGTCTGGAATGTCTGCTGCAAGATCATTCTTTGAATCGCCAACGGGTGCGGCAATATCAAACGCCAGAGATTTTGGAATCAGCGCTTACATCAAGCATCTTGCAAACTTGCCTGTAGAATATAGACCAAATCCTGTCGCTGAAGGAATGGCGTTATCTCAAAAGTACAATGCTTTGCGAGCTGCTCAAAAAATGGCTAATCAAACTGCAAGGCGCACAACTGATGCTGTGAAATCAGTGCTTGGAATCGGTGGGGCCATTGTTGCTCCTGCTGTTCTTGGAACTCACTCCTATGATCAAAGAGTTGAGAAAATAAAAGAATTATCGCAAGATCCAGATGCGCTCTCCAATCAAACATCCATGCACATTGATTCTCTTCATCAAAATCTGCCTAATATTTCTCAAGGGATTGCAACATCACTTGCTTCATCTGTGCAGTATTTAAACTCTGTGAGACCAAAGACAAATGAGAACAATCTTCCTTTGTCACCTAAGATGAAGACTCCAGAGGCACAGAAACAGAAGTTTAATCGTATTTATGACATCGTAAATGATCCAGTCTCAACGCTTCATTTTGTAAAACATGGAACGGTAACACTTGATCAGATTCATGCGCTCCAAGCGACTCATCCTGAGATGTATCAAGATATGAAAAAACAGCTCTTAACTTTTGCGAATCCTGATACCGCAAAGAAACTTCCTTATCACACAAAGCAAGGAATTGCTTTATTCCTTGGACAACCACTTGATCAAAGCATGATGCAATCCGTACGCATGGCGAACCAGACAACTTTTGCAGGACCACAACAAGCCAGCGGCTCTAATGCTCCAGCGAAACGTCCAAGGTCAACAGCTGCAGGACTTAAACAGTTAAATATTGCTAATAATTACAAGACTAAAACATATCGAAGCGACGTGACTGATGAGGCTTAACGATACAATTTACATATAAGTAGAGACCATGAGTGGAGATCCCGCTCTTAACTACACGCCATAGGGGACAAAGATGTCTAAAGAAGTAAGTCGCAAAGTTATTTTCGATGCCGTTGATGGCACAACTGATCCAAGCTCCATATTAACTCCAACATCTGTTAAATACCAAGACAACGCAGGTCTAGTGATTAACTGGACAGGTACATTAGCGGGGACATTTAAAGTCTTTGCGACGAATGATTTGTTTGGCGTGAACAACACACCGACTGCGAGCAATTGGAATGAGCTTGATTTCGGAGCTTCAATTTCTCTAGATCCAACCATTCAGGCCGCTGGCATATTAGTGAATATGACTCAACTTCCTTTTGTTGGTCTTTATTTCTCATACACTAATGCTTCAGGGACTGGAAATATCTCAGTGACGTTTGCTTCAAAAAGGATCGGCAGCTAATGGGATTACAAAGAGAATTCAACTGGCCCATTAATCCTGTCACCGTGAACTCTGGCCCTCTTGAGTATGAAACCAATGGCGCTTCGACTGTTGTTAACATTGATACAGTCACACCTTCTAATTCAACTCCACTTCCTGTTATTCAATATGGAGCTAGTGGTTTGCCTGCTGACTATGCAACTGCTGCAAATCAGGTGCTTGAAATTGCAGATCTCGACACCATTAAAACCAACACGACAGGCATTTCTCTTGAAGCCACACAGCTTCTAGTTAAATCAGACCTTGATACGATAGCGACAAACACGACAGGTCTTGCAACTGAAGTTACTGCTGCTGCTTCAAAGTCTGACCTTGACACTATCGTAACGAACACGACAGGTCTTGCGACGCAGACAACACTTGCTGCTTTGAACACGAAAGTCCCATCGCAGGGGCAAGCTCTCATGGCCGCAAGTGTGCCAGTAGCCATTGCTTCAGATCAGTCGGCTATTCCGACAACTGTTGCAAGCTTACCACTACCTAGTGGAGCTGCGACTTCAGCGCTTCAAACGACAGGTAATACCTCGCTTTCGACGATTGCGACAAACACGACAGGCGTTGCGACGGCGGCTAATCAAGCGACTGCTCAGACAAGCTTTAATTCTATCGTTACCTCAACAGGCGACTTAGATACGAACCTTGGAGCTAAAGCAGATACAGCAGCGACAACGGACACAGGCGCGTTCTCAGTCATTGCTTTCATTAAGCGAGGACTTCAGAACTGGACAAGCTTGCTTGCTAAGATTCCAGCACTGGGTCAAGCGTTAATGGCTTCAAGCATTCCGGTTGCGATTGCAAGTAATCAGTCAGCCATTCCCGTCACTCCTGCTGTGAACGTCAATGGCTCTACTGTTCTTCAGGCGACCTCAACTGTTGCGACGATCACGAAGCCTGCAAATGCTGTTGGCTTTATCGTGCAAAATGATGGGACCGCTGCGACTCCTGACTGGATCAGGTTTGCAATTGGGGTAGCGGCATCAAGCACAGTCGGGATGCTTTTACAACCTGGACAAGACTCTGGATATATTCCGGCGTCAGTTAACATTTCAGTCATTGCAAACTCTGGCACACAGAACGTGCAGGTCGTTTGGGTTCTTTCAGCTTAGGAGATTTTATGATTAAATTTATGCTTGCTTTTCTTTTCTCAGTAACGGCCTTCGCAGGACTTCCTCCAACAACACTTAGCGGCGCTCTATCGACGACCTCTAAACCAACGACATTTAATTTCTTGGCACCTTTTTTACAGACGACTCAAGTCTCGGGCATCAATTCTAGGGTTGAGACTGGGTATGAGAATCTACTTAAAAACCCTCAGTTTGAAGCTGCAACCCTAGGATGGACCTCGAGCGGTGGTGGTGCTGGGGCGTCGGTCGCTAATACAACAACTGATCCGCTCTTAGAAAAACAGTCCATGCTTATGACTGATGGTGCGAGCGGAGGGCTCACTGCGATTAGTCCAAGTTTACCGTCGTTAACTGTTTCCGGCGGCGGACTTAACGGTCTTAACGGCGCGTACTACTGCCGTGTCAGAACTGATTCAACGAGCAGTGTAGCGACGACCTTTACAATGTCTATTACTGACACGGGAGGTACTCCTGTCGCCACATCACAGACATTCTCCATTCCAATCAGGTCCTCATCCACCGCCGCAGGAAGATATTATGGGGGGACTTTTGTTTTCCCCAGTTTCTCACCACTTCAATTACGAATTACTGACAACACTCCAAATGCTGTCGTGCAGGTTGATGATTGTTATGTGGGGCCTAACACAAATGTCTTTTCGCTAAATCCGAATAGTGATTGGGCCGCATACACTCCAACAATCACCGGCTTTGGAACTGTCAGCAATGTGAATTGTAATTGGCGAAGAGATGGTGCCGATCTCTTAGAGCAATGTACATTCACGAGTGGAACACCTACTGCGGTCAATGCCGTTATCGGTATTCCATCAGGGCTGACAACCTCATCAGCTATTGCAGCCAATCAAGTTTGTGGCGATTTAACAGTATCCAATCAATTTAGTACCACATATTTTAAAGAATCAGTCCTTTGCCAACCCTCTTCAACTGGGGTCAATGCCGGACATCAAAGCTCGACAACTGCCGCAGGTGTACCAATTAACGCCAGTGTTATTGCTGGCACTGGCTCGATTGTCTCACTTCAATTTCGAGTCCCCATTGCTGGCTGGTCGGCACAAAATGCGATTAGCGCACAGACGAGTTTGCAAAGCTGGAGTGGAGCAACGAGCTACGCTTCGGCGACGCTGACGAGTTCTAGTTATACTGGTTTCACTGTGACAACTCCGGCAATTGCGCCGATTAACCCGTCAAATATGACGTGTACAAACACCTCATCGGGCGCAGGTCTGCAATGCACGCCCACAAGTGCTGGTATATATTTCGTATGTGCAACCGCAACTTTTTACGGAAATCAAGCTAACTATCAAAAGATGAGAATGATCGATGAAGCCTCTACTGTTCTTCAAACTGGAGCGAACTTCTTCACCGCTGGATCGGCGGATTATAGCAACATGACTTTGTGTGCAACAAAAGTAGTGAACTCTATTTCAACGAATATAAATTTTATTTTACAAGGTGCTTCCGCCGCCGGTCCTATCACATTATTCGATAATGTAAATTGGTCCGTCATTCAACTCACTCAAGGATTCCCCTCGCCTGTATTGACAGGGAATGTCGTGCAGCCTGATCCACAAGCTCCGATGATGAAACAGTTTTTTGTTGGCTTTAGCGGCGGCACTTTTGGTGGATCTGTTTGTAGCTCATCTCCATGCACAATAAATTATTCTACATATTCTGCGGTAACTGTAACTCTTGGATCTCCCGCAGGAACTTACACAGTAAATGTGCCATCGGGAGTTTGTACAAAAAATTTATTGTGCACGTCAATGTGCAATGGTGGCGCAAACACAACTGCAAACCCTGCGAGTTCGTCATCTGTGGGTTACACTTTTAATGTATATAATTCAGGAGCAAATGCAAATGCGACCTGCTCATTAAACTGCGGGTGCCAGTGATGGAATCACTTCCAACATCAGTTTATATCGGCATCGGAGTTCTCGTTCTCTCGAATGTCGCGAGTGTCATCTCGTTCTTTGTTTTCATTTTCAAAGGCGGCATGTTCGTGGCTGAAACAAGAGCTGGGATTAAAGACGCAAAGGATTGTGCAGTGAGAGCGCATACAAGAATTGATGCTATTGCTGGGGCAGCAAAATGATTAGTGTGCTGATTGTTGGAATGATGACACTGATCTTCGTTGGAATCATTCGAGGATTTATTGCGCAAGCGGAATACAAAAGGAAGCGACAAGAGAAGATCGATGCCTTGATTGAAGAAGTTAAAAAGAGTTTAAACAAGTAGGTGAAAAATGAGACCATCATTAGAACAAGTTTTAAATGCAGTTACTGCAAGTACAAATAGTGCTGCGATTGTTGCCACAAATGTTTTATATGTTTCAGTTCAAGCGGTCGCAACTTCTACTATTGCTGGCACTGTCAAAGTTCAATTCTCAAACGATATTGTGAATGAACAAGTTGGACCAACAAATTGGATTGATGTTCCTTCCGCAACTGTTTCGATCACTGGAACCGCTGGCGCTTTTGGAATTGCAAAGTTTGATTCTTGTTACAAATGGTTAAGGGTTGTTTTCACAAAATCAGGTGGCACAGGAACATTATCAGCTAACGTAAACACAATAGGAGCTTAAGATGCCTTTGCATAAGGGAAAATCAAAAGAAGTGATTCAAAAAAACATTGATGAGATGATTGCTGCTGGACATGATCCAAAACAAGCGGTCGCTGCTTCCTATGCTCATGCAAGAAAATACAGCGAAGGTGGCATGGTTAGTGATGACATGGATTTTGAGGACAATGATTCAGGGTCTCTGAAAGAGCCTGAAGAGATTCCAAGTCCTGAGGATTATGAAAAAGATATGGAATTAATGCTTAAAGCTTTGAAATCAAAACGATAACTAAACAAGGAGTGTTATATGGCTTTGACAGATGCAGAAAAAAAGATTGTTGCCGATGAATTGGTATTTCAAGAGGGTGAATTAATTGCCCTTGTTCAAGCAGAAGTTGCTAAGATCCCTGCGCCTTATGGTGCATTAGTATCTGCTGGATTGTTGGCTCTTGAGCCACAAGTGAAAGCAATCTTGGACGCCAAAGTTCAAGCTATTATCGCAGGTCTATAATTATGTGGGGATGGCTTGTTGCTTTATTAGCGCCGCTTTTGGAGAAGATCTCTCTTGATCTCGTTAAAGATTTTATATCTTGGCTGAGTTCATTATGGGCTAAACACGAAAAAATGGTTGTTGAAGAGCAGCAAGCTTCCGATTACAAAAAAGTCATAGCAGACCCCAATGCTACGCCAGAGGATAAGAAAAATGCTGAAGATAAGCTGCTTAATTCTTAGTCTCTCGTTGACGGCCTGTACTCATCAACCGATTCAATTCGTATATATTCAAGACTTAAAAGCGGGGCTTTGTAATAAATGGAAGGTGCCTGATACCATTGACGGTAAATTCATCTTTGTGAGCTCCATGCCTTCATCTCAGTGTGATGGATATATCAGTATCAATCCAAGTGATCTTGGTCCTGCTAAGGATTGGTACTCTTCTCACTGCAAATAATTCACTCTCATTGTTTTGATTTTCACTTAAGATCATAAATGATTTATAAGGCCTCACCTGGAGGTTTTATGGATATATTGATAAGATTTGAAAAGCTTCATAGCGAGATCATTCATTCAGTATCGGCAATTAAGACTGCGCGTGAATTAGGTCATGGTGCAATGCTTGATACATTCTTAGAGGACATCCCGACTCTTATGTATGAACATGTCAAACTTATGATCGAGTGCCAGCAAGAATTGCCACCTGCTGACGAATTTCATTTTAAAAACTTATCTAATGGAGCTCATGCGGCACATGACTTGAATATGGGTAAGATATAGGAGATCACATGCCACACAAAAGATCATTTTATTTCGATGCCAACGGAAACAAAGCTGACTGGAACTTCCTTGTTGAAGCTGAGTTTGATTCAAGCTGTGAGATCACAATCACAGCAATCTGCGTTTGGTGCGATGTTGAAGGATACAAAGACTGGATCGACCAGACCAAAGAAATTGAGGCAAGAGAGACGCTTTATTCTACTCTTTACAAAGCGACAGAGCAGGCCATTATTGATTCAGAAATAGACTATGCAATGAATCTAGCAGAGCTTCAGGCAGAAGCTTATACAGAACGATCTACCGATGCTTATTTGGATTCAAAGCTATAATCACCAGGACAGAAGTCTCCTGTGGCTCTAACGTGTTGGGCGTATAAAGCCGTCGATAGAAATAAAGCAGTTACAAATCCTAGAGTAAACATAGTCATTGCTTCATTGCTCATTTTTTGGCTTTCTTTCCTTGTTCCGCGGCTATTGCTTTCTCAAGCCTTAAAACTTTACAATACAGCTTATCAATTTCTTCTGTATGCATCTCTCTCAAATAGAGAGTTTTCTTATGAATAAGATTTGAGATCAATTCAGTAAGCACACATTTAACAATAATAAAAATAAGTGCTATGACTATTGTAAATGCGGCGCCAATAATCATCCAAAATATGTGTTCCATTACTTACCTCGTTAAAATTATTTAATTACCAGCCATCGCCATTGCCATCGCCATAGCCATTGCCATAGCCATTGCCATAGCCATTGCCATCGCCATTGCCATTGCCATAGCCATAACCATAGCCATTGCCATTGCCATAACCATCACCATCGCCATCGCCATCGCCATCGCCATTGCCATAACCATAGCCATAGCCATTGCCATCGCCATTGCCATTGCCATAGCCATCGCCATCGCCATTGCCATAGCCATTGCCAAAACTGGCCTTGGACTCTTCAAAATTAATTGTTCTTTTTAAAGATGCTTCGCCCATTTTGATTCCTCACAAGCAATCGCACAGACGACGGTTAAATAATCAAATTCAACAACGCCTCCACAAGGATCTAGTTTTGTTGATGACTTGGGACCCTCAGAGGCGATCTCACCGAGACCTTTAGTTGTTCCCCATGATCTAATGACAGAGGCATGATGAAGCTTACACTCAGATCCATTTCTCTCAAGCTTACCGACCATAACCCATCCACGCTGAAGCACAACAATTTTTGTCGGGCCATTTGGTTGAGTCGCTTGAACCGATGATTTCGGCACATAATCAATCCCATTAATGCTTAAAACCTTTATATCTGTTTCCATTACTTACCTCCAAACATTTGATGAAGTGCTAGGCGAATCATCTGAGTTTTCTTGATTCCTCGCTTATGTGCTTCTTTTTCGATTCTTTTAATAATCTCTTTTGATAACTTAAGTCCAACAAATTCACGCTTTGTCGAAAGAACATCTTCAGCAAGAACGTGGTTTAAATAGTCTGGATCAATCATTTTACTTCCTCATATTCTTTGATATTGTCGAATGCTCTAGATGCCATGTCAGGAAGTCCGCAGTCACAATCGCTTCTGTAGGCCAATGAGCAATCAGGCCAATGGATGCAAGCATACCAATCTAGCGTCTTTTTCAGCTCCCCAATCAACTCATTCGCAGTTTTGAGCTTCTCTTGACACTCCACAAGCGCAGACATTTCGACGACGTGAACCCATTCATGTCCTTGCAGTGCCACCGTCGGCCTAAAGACCTGAAAAACTGCGCCTATTTGATTTAAAGGTCCTGACTGCCCTACGGGACAATTGTGCGCAATTGGTTTTTGAATGAACCATTCTCTCGGCGCTGGTTTGTTTTCAGTCGATGTCATTTCTCCTCCGTCAGCTCTGCCAAGGTTTGGCGTGCGAGTTTGCCGATTCTGAATTTCGGTCCATAAGTAAACATGCGATCTTGATGCACCATACTTGGATCGCCATGAGCTTCGCCAATTTTATTCAATGGCTTAATCACAGCTCTTTTTTCGGGCTCTAAAAATTCAGTATCCATACTAAATGAAACTTCATTGTCGCATTGAAAAGCATAAAACTTCAGCGCATCGACAAGTTTGGCGCATTGAGATTTGAGAGTGTTGCGCTCTGCTAAAAATCTTTGCGCGTGAGCGGCATTCTCATCATTCCAACGATGTGCTTTTTCAATCTCACGCTTTGCTTCTGAGAGTTGTTGAGCCAATTCTTTCTCATAAGGCTGCGTGGGGACTTTTGGGAGATGCGAGATCGCTTCTTTCAATTCTTCATTCTCTTTTTGAAGCTGGTCGAAAGCTGATTTTTCGATGACGTGAACACGCCCATTTGACCAACTTATCAGTCCATCGGTAAAAACCCACTCTCTCGACGCTGATTTGTTTTCAGTCGATGTCATTTAATAATCCATTTCTCAATAAAAGTTAAATTGCGACATATGTAAACTGGTATTGCTGAGAACTTCAGTGGAAATAAAACATTTTTATTCCTTGTCACAAGATCCACGACAGCAACTCCCCGCAGTTCATAAACTTTAGTGACTCGGTAATAACCATTTGGAGATTTACACGCAATAATTTTACCAACTTCAATATTCATTTTCCACCTTCGATTTCTGCGAGAAGGCCTCGTAATAAACAATGATCGCAGTCTTCATCTTGGCGACAATCATCGGCTAAAATTTGAATTGCCAACCCCAGCGCTTCAATTTCGCGCGTGAACTTCATTTAGAGTCCTGACTTTTAAGATTATCTGAAACCCATTTTCTCATTCTAATCCAGCGCTGCTCAGGCGTCTCGTCACTGGGTCCACATTCATCATTTTCATATTCGATCTCAGCTGCCATTGAGCGAGCAATATCGACAAGTCTACCGACGCTATCAGCGTCTTCGACAGCAACGCAGCTGACATCCAAACCGCGAGCTTTACAGACCACGCCAATAGTACACATCTCACCAGTTTCGTTAATCAGTTCATGATCTATGAGACGCTTCTCTCTCATTGCGTCCATTGCCGATGCAAGTTCTTGTAAGAAAGCCTGACCTCTTTTTCCGCCAATGGCGCGGTTAACGATGCCACGGTAGAGATAAAGATAGTTCGAATCATAATCATCTGAATATCCACTTCGACTCATTTTTCACCTTCGATTTCTGCGAGAGTTTCCGCAAGCGCTTTTTCGGCCTGCTTAAATCCAATCATCACCGATTCGCGGGCAATAATCTTGCCTTTTATATGCCTAATCCAACCTAATTCTCTTCTGAGTTCTTCAATCGCTTTTTGAAATTTAACCTCAAGCTGAAAACCCATCTCTCGAAGCTCATTTATCTCGGCCTCAAGCTTCACAATCTTTGCTTCGTAGATGAGAGAGGTCTGCTGATGTTGCCAGCGAGCGCCATAAACTGCGTTACATACTTCAGAGACTTTTGAATCGCACTCCCATTGAGCTGCAATTGCAAATAAAAATTCATTCATCTTGCCCATCCATTGTGAAAGTGCCGATGATGTCGGATTCTTGGTGCCAAGACCAGTCGTTCGCGCAGTGAATTTGATATTTAATTATTTGTTTTTCCCTGAAATTTATATCAATTTCAGATATGATGCCAAAGCTGTAACTAAGATTATGCTTAAACTTAACCTGCGCACCAACATCATACTTCGGCTTTACAATTTCGCGTGTGAATTTCATTTGGAGTCCTTGATCTGATAAGTCGTGCCGTATCTGTCAGGAGCAAAGCAGACAAATCCACAAAACCTGCAATGACAAAGTCGGTGGTCAATATCTGTCCCTAATTGCCCATAAATGGGCGTCATCTCAAAAACGTGACCGCCAAAAAAGCATTTCATAAAAATTAAAAATCTAGCTATTTGACTCATTTCAACTCTCCAATTTCAGCGAGAGTTTTGCGGAAGTCCTCAAGCATTTGTCTATCCGGATCACCTTTTTCTGCTTTGTCATATCCGCAAGAAGTTAGATATTTTTCAGCATTCTTCAGCGCTTCTGTCGCTTTTGTGAGCTTGGCTTCTGATTTAAAGCACTCGTTACCATGATAGATTGCGCCCTCAGTTTGCAGCTCAAGTTCAGCTTCAAGTTTAGCGATCTTTGCCTCATAAATGAGAGAGGTCTGCTGAACGGCGCACTCAGACTTATGTCCACTTAATCTTTCAGCGACAGTGCAATCACAATTAAGCTCAATAACTTTCCCAGCCATCTCCTCAATCGCGGTGTGATAGCCTTCATTGAAGCCAGCTTTATAATTCTCTTCTTTAAATTTTCGACTGGGATAATTCGGATCTGTTTTAAACCCTGTCAATTTATTTTCAACCCAAACAACAGGATGACTTTCGAGTGAGAGATTGGTAGCATTCTCATCTCTGATCTTTTCAACCTCTGGCGGCAAGGTGTGTTTTAGTGTGGTCATTTTGAATCCTTCAATTTATAAAAACAATAGAAAATAGTCGTATCTTTAGTAATGCCTTGCCCAGATTCTTCTCTGACAAAATCATAGTCGCGTTCAATTTGAGGAGCTGATTTTAAACTTTTCTTCCACCAATCGTCTTTATTGGGGACTTTGTAATCATCCAAAACAAGTGCAATTTTCATCTCTTCTTTTTTAACTTCCGACGACATCTTGAGTTCCTTTCCATAAAAATTGATCTAAAGGAAAATGGCTCCGACAATGGCAACAAAATGTTCCGTTATAAAACTTCGGATCTCTTGCATAAGTTTCAGAAATTGATCGGCTCATTTTCGTCTCTGCTCCACAATTCTTGTGAATATATGTATCCCGATAAGGACGCACAAAGCCTTTCAACCTCTCATCTTCACTCAAAACAACATATCCCTTTTGTTGGCCTGTTTTTGGATCTATCTCAGTATGAGAGTAGTCCGCCGGAACTTCACTTCCATCAGTTAATGTTTGTTTACTCATCTCAAACTCCTCATCATCTAAAAAACACAAACCCAACAAAACAAATCACAACAAACATCATGACAATTGTTGAGGCTAATAGGCCGTGGTTGATTTCATCATTTAAATGCATTTCATTCACCTTTCAAAAACTCAGCCAAATCGCCATTACCAAATTTATCTTTGGTCATTTCTAGAACGATTCTTGGCGTGAGCTTTTCCGGCACATCTATGGATTCAACAAATTGCTTTGTTCCCATTTCACACGCACCAGTGATTGTTCGATAAGCCGCAATCGCTTCATCGACTGTGATCTTTTGATCTAGATTGTTTTTCCAGTGCTCAAACTTTGAAGTGTCCCTATCGGAGATTTTATATCGAAGATCGGCTATAGCTTTTTCAATAGTATCGCCGTGAGAAAATGTTTCGCCATTTTGTACGCAGAATGTCTTCTTGAGGCCGCCTCTGATCGCTAATTCATAAACAACATTTGCGCCGATCTCTTTTTTACCAAGAACTTTGCCTAAAATCCCATCGGCAAAAAGAAAACCATTCAATAAAAAGCTCATTCTCAAGGCCACGCGAAGATTAAATCGTAACGAAATCGCCATTTGTTTTGCTTTAGCATCATTTCCAACGATGTTTTTCGGAAGTTTCGCTGTGTTATACACGCGGAGGTAGCCACCGACTGATGTCAGTGCCGGTGCATCGAGCTTCGCTGTGCCATTCACGGAGAGGTCGCCACCGACTGATGTCAGTGCATCAAGCTTCGCTGCGCCATCCACGGAGAGGTAGCCACCGACTGATGTCAGTGCCGGTGCATCGAGCTTCCCTGTGCCATACACGCGGAGGTAGCCACCGACTGATGTCAGTGCCGGTGCATCGAGCTTCGCTGTGTTATACACGCGGAGGTAGCCACCGACTGATGTCAGTGCCGGTGCATCGAGCTTCGCTGTGTTATACACGTAGAGGCCGCCACCGACTGATGTCAGTGCCGGTGCATCGAGCTTCGCTGTGCCATACACGTAGAGGCCGCCACCGACTGATGTCAGTGCCTCGAGCTTCGCTGTGCCATCCACGTAGAGGTCGCCACCGA